GTACCCACCGCCTGCACGGCTGTCTTGCCAGTAATAGTTGATACATTGACGATATTAGGTGCTGCCATATTAGCCTCCGAAAACTACGGCCATAGCGATGGCCTTGCCTGTTGATGCTGTATTTGCCAGGGTTACCGGCTGGTATGACAGCGCTTGAAATTCATCATTGAGTGCAGCACCACTAGCCAGCACTACGGTCAATCCGTTTGATGCCGTGTAGTCTATTGGTGTCAGCAGCACACCGTTGAGAAACACATCGACATAGCCAACGACATACCCGCCAGTAATGTTGAATGTGGTCTGACCGCTAGTGGCCGTAATGTTGGTGACCGTGCGGATCGTATTGCCGAATGGGGGTATGCCAAGATAACTCATGCTGTGTATGTCCCCGATGATGTGAATGTATGAATGGTGTACCCGCCGCTGCTAGTAACCGTGCCACCTGAGCCGCGCTGTAATCCTAAGTAACGAATGATTACAACGCCAGAGCCTCCATTGCCGCCAGGTACTGCGTTATAACCACCGCCACCACCGCCGCCACCTGTATTTGCAGTTCCAGCAACGCCAGTAGGAGTGGAGCCAGCGCCAGTTCCAGCAACACCAGCGCCACCACCGCCGTTACCTCCAGAGCCGGGTGTAGATCCACTACCGTTAGCACCGCCACCACCGCCTCCAGCCCTGTAAGTTGCCGTTCCATTGATTGATGATTGAACACCAACGCCTCCAGCAGCACCTGTTCTTATAGTAGATGCGCTTCCACCAACCGCTCCAGCACCGCCGCCACCAGCGCCACCTTCGTTGTCAGAAGTTGCTGCGCCGCTAGATACGGTTCCACCAGCGTATCCCTGCCCAGTAGTTCCGGCCCCGCCAGTTCCGCCGCTATTAGTTGCTCCAGCACCGCCAGAACCAGAACCCCCTGAAACACCATTGAGGCTTGCGTCTCCATTTGAAACGCCGCGCCCACCTCCGGTAGAAGTTACACCCCCAAAAACAGAATTGTTTCCGCTTGTTGATGGAATTGATACAGAGAAATAATTAGCGGCAGTTCCTCCAGCACCAATTGTTACTGTGTACGCCGTTCCCGGCAAAAGTGTGGCTGCAGATTCAGCAGATGCACCGCCCCCAGAAGATTCTCCTGATACAGAAGAACGATAACCGCCAGCACCGCCGCCAGACGCTCCACGATTAGAACCCCCACCGCCACCGCCAGCAATAACAAGGTATTGAACAGAATATGTTTGTGTTGTAGTTGTTACATCGCACCATTGTGTTTCTATATACACTTCATATTTGTCTGAATCTGTGTTGTATCTAACCATACCATTTGCTGGAGAACCTGGACGCTGTGCTTCGGTTCCAGCCGGTATATCAAGATAACCCGTGCTGGTATTGGCCGTGTCCGACACCGTGGCTGGCGCTATGCCAGCACCGTATGTCGCAAGGGTGCGTGCGCGTCCCATTATTGCTGCTCTACTTGTATCCAGGCTGTTGTGGCTTCATCCCAGCGATACATATTGCCATCGGTAGGATACGCAACAGGCGATTCCCACAAGCACGATGTCTCGTTCAGCGTCCAAGATGCGTATGGCTTTGGCGGTATGAACGCATCGCGTGCATTGTCGTATGTAAACCCAATGCCTGCGTAATTCTTTCTGAGCGCTTTGCTCTGATCGGCAGATGGCTCATTGCTATCGGCCTGGTAATGCACGCCACCACGGGTGTTGTAGGATGTCTGAATCCACGCGCCCGGTGAAGTGTCTACAAATGTCTCAAAAAATTCTGGCTCGGCAACGATGACCTGTTCCACGATTCCATTGTTTACTTTTGCAAAATGCGCCATGTATATCTCCTATCCTGTATAAGTTCCAGATGAGTTATAAACCAAAATTGTGTCTGAACCGGATGTTGAAACACTTGGTGATCCAGTAGTGGTTCCTGTGTATTTTGCAGTTGGCATTCTTAAAATAACAACGCCAGAACCACCAGCACCAGATGTTGTTGATGGATTTGTTTGCGAACAAGCACCTTGTGCTCCACCACCGCTACCGGTGTTTGCCGATCCAGCACTACCGGCTGGATTGCCAGCAGCATGATCAACACCACCATTTCCACCGCCACCAGTCCCGCCAAGTCCGCGAGTTGTATTATCGGCTCCGCCAGCACCGCCGCCACCACCGCGAGTTACTGATGATCCGGTAATTGTTGATGCAGTACCGTTTCCACCGCCACCACTTTGATTTGGTGTTCCATTTACTCCGGCTGCCGCGGTTCCACCGCCACCGCCAGAAGAGGAAGTTCCGGGCTCTCCTCCTTTGAATCCTTGTCCTGTTGTTCCAGCGCCACTATTTCCGCCACCACCAGCGCCGCCACCGCAACCACCACTAGAAGATTGACCAAGGCCAACATCTCCACCGCCGCCTCGGCCACCGCCAGTTGATGTGATAGTGGTTAATGCAGTACCGGATATTGATGAATTGTTTCCGCTGTTTCCGGGGCCGCTAGTTTGAGCAGTAGAGCCAGCCCCTCCAGAACCAACGGTAATGGTGTAAACGATTCCGGCGTTAAATGTGATTGATGATTCTGCTGATGCGCCACCGCCAGAATTTCCGTAAGTTGAATTAGATGATCGATAACCTCCAGCGCCACCTCCACCGGCTTGTCCGCTGTCATTGTTGTAAGCACCACCACCTGAACCGCCTCCAGCAATTACAAGAAAATCTACAGAATACGCATAACCAGTTGTATCAAGTTTTACCCAATCAGAACCGCTGTAAACTTCATATTGAGATTGAGTTGTGTTGTACCGAATCATCCCTGTTGCTGGAGTGCCAGGACGCTCGGCTGTCGTTCCAGCAGGTAAATCAAAATACCCGGTGCTATTGTTAGCCTGGTCAGATACCTCAGTAGGCGTTACCTCAACGCCTGCAATGTTCGGTGCTGGGGGCGATCCAATGTACGACATTAGGTAATCTCCAAAACAGATGCAATCACATCAGCGGACGATGACGCTGACGATAAGACCTTGAGCGCGTCACCTGATTCCAGCACCAGTTTCTGATCTCCGCCAATCGGTACTAGCGCACCGCCGCTTGGTATCACCGCGCCCTTGACGATGTAGTAGTTCGTGCCGCCAATCGTAGTGTAGACATCCACATTGATTGTCGATGCCGTGATGTTGGCAACAGTCAGGCCAATCACCGTAGTGGCCGCCGATGCTGTCACAATAGTCGCTGCGGATGTACCAACAGCAGCGGACGGGTAATTCTTAAAAGTATTTGCCATGTTTACCCCAATGCAATTGCCAAAGCCACAGCAGTACCTGCTGGGTCAGCGTCTAAAGTTACATATTCAACATCTGTCGCACCACTATTTACCCGCACAATCTTGCCGCCATTGGTAGCAAATGCTGGCAGCAGCGCAGCCCTGGCCGCAGCCGCTGTCGTAGCGCTTGTGCCGCCCTGGGCAATCGATAGCGCCGTGGTCAGCCCAGACAACGATGTGATGTCGCTGTTGGCCCCAGCATTAGCCTTGGTATTTAGCGCACCAATGTTATTGGCTACCGTTGTGATGTCAGCAGAAATCGGCGCTAGTGTCGAAACATCAGCAGACACTCCGGCCACCGTGGTCACATTGCTAGAGATACCGGCAACAGTAGTGACATTGCTGCTAATGCCTGCAACGGTAGTCACATTGCTAGATATGCCCGCCACCGTAGTGACATTGGCTGAAATGCCTGAAACCGTTGACACGCTGGACGAAATGCCAGATACCGTACTAACGGCTGACGATATGCCTGCCACCGTGGTGACATTGGCGCTGATCCCAGCAACCGTGTTTACATTGGCGATGTTCGTGCCAACAGTATTGATGTTGGCAATGTTATTGGCGCAGACCTCAATTTCAGATACGGCCTCATTAAGATCATTGGCCGTGGTGATAATTTGAGCAATGTCGGTAGCACAAGTATTAACGCTGGCAATGTTCGTTGCCACCGTGTTTACACTTGCTATGCTTCCAGCAACCGTCCCAATATCTGTTCCATCCGCTGCAACTGTCGTGACATCTGCTGCAATTCCAGCGACTGTCGTGACATTTCCAGATATGCCAGCGACTGTTGTGACATTTGCTGACACTCCGGCAACGGTGGTGACATTTGCGGATATGCCCGCGACTGTAGTGACATTGCCTGAGATTCCAGCAACTGTGCTGACATCTGCAATGTCTGCAGCAACGGCGCTGACATCGGCAATGTCTGTTGCGACTGTAGTGACATCTGCAATATCTCCTGCAACTGTGTTGACATCGGCAATATCTGTTGCAACTGTATTGACATTGGCAATCGATCCGCCAACTGCATTCACATTAGCAATTGATCCTGCCACCGTGCCAATGGTGTTAGTGCCACCAAGATTGGTAGCCACCGTGTTGACATTAGCAATGTTAGTACCAACAGCATTCACA